AGTTGGATAGATTGCTAATATTGAACAAGGAAGAGGCTGATCTTGTTTAATAAATATAAAGCCATCCGAATTGTAGTCATCGTTAAATTCAATTTCTTTGTCTCCAGAAAGTAATGTATCAACTGGATTACTTAATAAAGATGAGGTTGTTCTAAAAGGAATAGTTTCTAAATTTGTTAATGAAGGTCCAACTTTTACACCAACTGTTTCAAATAATCTTAAAACTACTTTTGAAATTCTTTTTGTTTTACCTTGAGATGTACCTTCAGCAGCTCCACCTTCAATTCTCATTGTTTGTAAAATACTGTCATAAGCTAATCCAACACATGCTGAAGTAACTGATCGATCTAAAGTTATTGCACCAGAGCTTACAGTTTTATTTGCATGTGTAGCACCATCTCCAAGTATTGAAACTGTTTGTCCTTCTAAATGTGCTAATCCACTTAATGTTGTAGTACCAGATCCAGAGTAGGAGAGGTGACTATCTAAAAATTTAAAACTTGTTGCAGCTGTTTCATCAAAATCAAAATCAGAGAAACATTCTACAAATCTTTTAGTTGAGCCATTAATTGTTCTTTTAACAATTACATAAACTTCATCTTCTGTAAGTGTTCCAGAAATACTTGCAACACTTTCACATACTGCATTGCCACTTCCAAATACTCCACCAAAAATATGTCTTGACCAGGCAATTACATTTTCTGATCTTTGATACGTTAAACAAGCAAGAACTCCATCATCTCTAACACACCAAATATTACTACCTGGCTCTTGTTGATATGACATTTCATTTATTCCAGTATCTGTAACTGTCTCATTAAGAATAGTTAAGTCTGGAGCTTGATAACCATCACTATCAAAGTTGTATTGTAATTCTCTAATTTTTCTTTTTGCTTTTTGTAAAAACAAGATTGCGTTACCAGCTGGAATAGCATCAACATTAGCTGCTCCAAAAGAACTTTGTCTTTTAATCGTAATGTTAGTTGGAGTTATACTCGCATCCGTTCCATCGGCAGAAACTGTAAATTCTCCGCCAGTAGTACCAACCACTAAAGTTCTTACCGCTTTCATATATCTAATGGCATTAACTTGATTAGATGCAATCGTATAAACCATAGCATCATCTGCATTAGTACCAGTAGTCATGTTTTCGTAATCACCAGCTTTAGAAAAAAATAAAGTCTGTGGCTCATCTGTTGTTCCAGCGAAAACTAATCTTTGTTCAAAGAATGAAACACATGATGGATGTCCAGTCGTATCTGAAAACGCACCTAAGTTCCAATCTGTTTTAGCATTCGTATTAGTAAATGCAGTCGTAATAGTACAAACAACAACAGTCGTACTCGTTCTTGCTGTAATTTTTGCTTTACCAGAATTAAAAGATATTATTCTTCCAACATCGGTTGTTTGAAATCCAGTTCCACCATTTATTCCAACAATCGCAGAGGCAGTTATATTTACTCCAGTTGCAACTGAAGCAGAGGCTGGTGTTAAAGTTGTCGTTGTAGTATTCGTTGCAAGATAAGGTCCATCTGTAAAAGCAACTTCTGCTAATGTCCATGATGTATGACCAGTTCTTGATAGCTTCATCACTTCATGATTTGGATGAGTTATGTACATTACATCGGCACTTTGTGCGAATTTAATGTCAAACAATTCTGCTGTTAAATAAGGAGAAGATATTTCGTAAGCTGATCCACTATCTAGAATTTGTCCTTTGTCTTTATAAAATCTAATATATGTATTTCCAAATTCTAAAATATAAGTTTGAGTAGTTGAAAATTCAAAAGGAATTAATCTTGTTTTAGCAGCAGATGATTTAACTTCTGCAATAAACTGTGTTCCAACTCTTCTAGTAGCAGCTCCTTGAGGATGTACTAAAAAGTTTTGTAAAGTCTTTGCACCAGAATTATATTTTTCAAAATCTGTTCTTCCATCCATTTTAGGAGAAAACTCTCCAGATACAAAAGAGGTTAAAGCTAATGTTGTTCTTGGCATATCTTTTTATAAATTTCTTGTTGTGTTAAGCCTTGTTCGTCTTTTTTACATTTAGTTTTAGGATCAATTTCACTTTCCTCAAAAACTTCTACCAAAGCATATCGATAAACTTTAGTGTCGTCATTTCCCCATTGAAAATGTAATAGAACTCTTGGCTCTTTATAATTTTTTATTAAACCAGGATCAAAAGCTGCTGTGGTCATCTATAATCTTGCGTCTGTAAATTCAGAGCTTTCGATAGTACCTAATGAGTTTTCAGTTGCGTCTATAAATCTTGCTTCTCTTAATCTTTCATCTGCTCTAGTCATATATTTTTCTGCTAGAGTTGCATTGTTAGTTACAGCATAAGCTAAATCTGCTGCAAGTTGATGTGAAATACTTTCTTGTAAATAAGTATCGTAATTATTTGGATCAGTATCTAATGCTATATAAATTAAATAAATTGTTCCTTCATCAGTAACAATATTTCTACCTTCTAATTTGTAATCAAGAGCAGAAGCAATACTGTCTGTTGTTCCATTATGAATTTTTAATACTCTTAAACAATCAGCTGGAAGAGCATAAGCATTAGAATATTCTACGACTGGAGCTGTACTGTTTTGAGCAAGTTGAACTCTTTTGTGTAAGCAGTTCCAGGCATGAGATCTAAATACTCTATTTCTTACTGGCTCATATCTTTGGTTAATTAATCTTGCATTCTTACTATCATCTGTGAATGCTGAAATTGTTGATGCTCCTAATAAGTTAAGAGCTGAATTTGCTATATCTACTGCACTTGCCATTAAATGTTCTCCGATTTCATTTCTTTACAATTAAAAGTTATTAAAATTTTTTGTTCCATTACTTTTTCTGGTCCTAAAGCCATAACTGAACTGTAAGCTCTAATATATCCATCGCTTAAACAGTCATAATAATTTGGATATTCTATTGGTAAAGTTTTTTGGTCAATAAGTTTTGATCCAGTTTCACCAACACTAAACATATATAAAACTAAAAAATATTTCATGTTAGCATTTCCATCTTCTTCTAGCTTGTCTGATCCTTGAGTTAGGATTATTTTTAGTTTTTGCAGAAGATCTTTTAAGTTGTCCTAAAGATCTTGCACAATATGATTTTCTTCTTTTAGCAGCAGCTGATCCTTTTTTAACTTTACCAGTTACTGCGGTTTTTAATTTTGATCCTGGATTAGCTCTTCTGTAAGCTTTAACTCCAGCCTTTGTCATTCCAGCACCTTTTTTAGTAGGTCTGTAATTTTTTTTATTTCTTGAAATTGCTCTTGCCATCTTATTAATGCCTGGCGGATTTCTCCGCCAAACAAATATGATTTACTACTCGACTGTGTACATAACCCAACAATGAATAGAGCCACTTATAGTTGCTCCACCAGTTGTGATTACAATATCAGTTTCCGCAGTTGTTCTGTAACCCAGACCGCCCATCGCAGTATTAGCAGCTGTTGAGCCACCTAACATTGATTGAACTTGACCAGCAGCATTCCATGTACCTACCGCCGCTAAATATCTGTCGTCATCGCCGCTATCTCCAACTTTCAAAGTTGAAGAGCCGCCTAAAGCATCACACTTTAGAACAACATCCATTATAGTTGCATTAGTTGGAACTCTACCAATCGTAATGTCTGATCCACTTGCTAGTGATGATGCTTCATAGTTATCGTATGAAACTCTCATTTTTCCACCAGCAACTTCGCTGTCCACTTTTACAATAGGATCAGCAGTTATGTTTGTGTAATTTACACCTTTAACGCTTGACATATTTTATATCTCCTATTGATTAAGCTTCATGAGCTTGGATTGTTACAACTTTATCTTCTTCCATTCTTGTTGCACCGATAGACTGGCAAACATAAACTTGGTGAGCATAACCTTTGTCAGATCTCTCATCAATTCTAGTCATTAAGTCTTGACCGATAGCCATCTTGCAACCATCCATTGCCCAAACTAGGCAAAGTCTTTTAGATGATGCAATAGCAAGTCTGTTAGACACTATAAAGTTGAAGCCTAAGAATGAATTAACTTCTCCATTCGCTAGAGCTTTTACTGAGTTGAAATCACTAGATGTAACTTCAGTCGTTCCTAACAAATCTGTGATTTGTCTTGGACCAACTGCAATGTATCTAGTAATGCTTGGATCAACAGATGCAGCATCAAGAAGTTCTTTTGCACTTCTTAATTTTGCAATAGTTAAACCAGCAGTACCACTTTCAGTTATCTTTTGAGCAGATGGAAGAGCAGTAGATGTAGATCCAGTCTCTCCAGTAAATGCTGTTCCAGATAACGCAGCGATGATTTCATCGTCTTGTGCTCTTCCTAATGCAAACGCAGCAGCAGAGGCATAAGCCGATGTTGGGTCAATTAAAGTACGAATTTTATCTTGGTTATCGATAAGATCTGCGTACTCATAATCAACTAGACTAACTCTTCTTCTTGCATGTGGTGTATCCATCTGTGGAGTATCAGCATGTCTTGTAGTTCTTTTAACTGCAAGAGCACTTCCGACTTGATCGAAAAATGCGTTTTTGCCGACAACAGTTTCTACATCAACAGCAGATCTCAAGAGAGAGCCTTTTTGTTGTGATAGCATTTGTACATTGTTTGAGTATTGCTGTACAAAAGCTGTAGTAATTTGATTAGACATATATCCAATCTCCTTATGTTGTTATGGTTGATAATAATCGATTTGGTTATCTCCAAGAGGAGGTCGCATCTGTGAATTTTAAGACTTCACTTTGTCTTTCTTCTTGGCGGTCTTTTCAGATTGTCGCTTTGAATTTTGCATAACCCAGTCAAAATAATTTTCAGCTATCGGCAGAGGATCTCTTCGATCATTCTCTGGACCAAATTCAGTTGCTAGTCTTAAACATTCAAGTCTAACTTCTGTTTCTGTTATTATTTCTCCTGGCTCAAATTTTTCATTAGCCATTTAACATCTCTCTTAACTTTAAGACTTCTTGAACTGCTTTATTATGATTTGGATGCGTCTTATTCCAATATGCAGATCCATCTTGAGTTAGTTCGTTAATTTCTTTTTCTATGTCTTTAGCTGTCATATATTCAGATCCATCACCTTTAATGATTTCATCTTCAGATAATTTATTAGCCAATTCAGAAAAAGCTTTTATGACTTTAATATTGTCTCCAAGTCTTGATCCATCTTTAAGATAAGTATTTTCTAAAAACTCTGATCCTAAAGAATTAACAGCAAGCTTTTTAGCCTGGTCAAGTCTCTTACTAAACTGTGGTCCAAACTCTGCTTTAAGTTCAGTCTCTGTTTGTAATTGTGCTTGAGCAGCAGCTTCTTCTTGAGATGCAGCTTGATTGCCATTCATCTCATTATAAAATTTAATTAAGCCTTCAGCTTGTTTAGGAAGTAATCCTAATTGATGTGCTGCTTTATTAAATTCTTGTACTTGAGTTTTATCCAGTTCTTGATCCTTGATGTTATACTTATAATCATCTGGACTTGCTGGAGCACCCAATTTTTTAAATACTTCATTCCAATCCTCATCGGTTGCATGTTTGTTAGGAACTGGAATTTTATCAGCTCCAACTAACTTTTGTGCATGGAGATAACTTTTTACGAAATCTTCCATATTATTAAAATTGTCCAAAGCTTTTTCTTCTTTGAAACCTTCAGGAATTAAATCTTTAAAATTTGTTTCCTGGTTACTAACAACTTCAGTTGCTACAGTATTATTCTGAACAACGTCTGTCGTTTGTTCAGATTGCTCGATAGGAGCAGTTGTCTGATTTTCCATATATACCTATTGGTTATTTTGATTTTAAAATTGCTTTAATAAAAAGAAGTATTGATCTTTGTCCTTCTAAAAAAGCGGTCTCATGACTGTTATCTTTTGAGAAAGTAGTCGAACTCTCATGACATCTTATAGAGATGTCCTCTAAAACTCTTTTACCTTGGTCTGATCCAAAAACTGTTTTGTAATCTTCTCGAAGCTGTTTAACTTTTTTTTCTATTTCTTTATTGTGATCCATCTTGAACTATTTTTGCCATTGGAGCTGCGTTCTTTGCCATTTGCGTTTCAGCCATTTGTTGTTGCATTTCCATTTGTTGTGCTTCTTGTTCAGCTCTTTCACTTCTTATCTGTTCTACTTCAGCATCTGATTTAATAACTCTTGCTGGTAAGCCTAAAATATCAATAACATTTTTTACTAATCCATTCTCATCAATGTAATCCATAACTGGCATTGTTTGAGCAAGTGATCCAAAGATTTCTAATCCTCTCATTAATGACTGAAGCTCTTGTCCTCTTTGTGCTAATGCCATTGGAGATACAAATTCTATTTTTAATTCTTGTTGTTGTAAAATATCTGGAGATTGTAAAAACAATCCATTTCTTAAAAGAATATTAAATACTCTAGTTATTAATGGAGAAAGTAATTCAGATTGTAATCTACCAAGAACTGGTCCTAGTATTCTCATCTTCTCTTCTTGTCTTTGAACAACTTCAGTCGCTGTCATGTTTCTATTTTCAGTTACAACTAACTGATCGATATGAAACATTTTATTAATAGCATCTCTTCTTTGATTTTCGTTATTAATAGTAATTGAAGTATTAGCATTAATATTTAATGGCTCAATTCTATCTCTTGATCCAGATCTATAATAATTAATAGAGCCTGGAGACATTCTAATAGGAGCTAACATTCCATCATCTGGAATGAGTAGAGGAGGATCAATTTGTTTTGCAGCAGCTTTTAAACTGTTCTCCACCATTTTATTTAAAACTTTAACATCTGGTAACGCATTCATTCCAGGAGATCTTCCATACTGTTCAGTAGAAGCTTTTAAGTATCTTGGAATAACATAAGGATTTTCTAAAAAACCACCTAGTGAAATTATATGACCAGATCCATATTCAAAATAAACACTTTGAAATGGCATATTCTTTTTATCTTTTTTATTAGGATCAAAATCTA